ATATCGTTACCGCCAGCGAACATATCGATGAGCATTATGCGTCTTAACTTACTGATATCTTTGATGAAGGTGGTGAGAGCGCAGGGATTCGAACCCTGGACCTACTGATTAAAAGTCAGTCTTTTATGTAATGTTTTTAATGCTCTTAATTTCAAACTGCATCTTATAACGTACATCGAGTTTCAAAGACTTACAGTAAGTCTGCAAACTGAAAAAGCGACTAAATTTTTCAGTCGCCTTACAGTACGGTTACATTCAGGGTTGCGTCAAGCTACTTCTTTTGGCCCTGATAATCCTCCAGCTTGGCGATGGCTTGTTCGGCGAGTTCAGCTCGTCCACCCAGATAGTGAGCGTCAAGGATAGCATCGACATCGCGTAGGCTGTGGCCGGTGATGGACGCGATTTGGCTGTTGTTGCAGCCTGCCATTGCCAGACGAGTGACCGCAGTTCCGCGTAGATCGTGGAAGGTCAGATCCTCGATGCCAGCCTTTGCTTTTGTTTTTTGGAACGATGTGTCGAAGCCATCCGACGTCCACGGGATCTTCTTTCTCGTGTTGGTGAGAATCACCGTCGACCTTCGCGGCATCGCGTCCAAAATCTGTTTCAGTTCGTTGCCGCAAGGAATTTTTACGCGCGCGCCCGTCTTGCTCTGCTTCACCTTGATGGTCTTGCCGTCGTAGTCGCTCCATGGGGCAACCAGCAGGTCGCCTTTGCGCTGGCCTGTCCACAGGGCGAAGATAACTGCAGCCTTTATCTCTTTCGTCGCAACGGCGAACAGCTTCTGCAAGTGCTCTTCTGTCCAGATGTTTTCGGTACGGTCGGCGGAATAGAGGCGGCCGCCTTTCTCAGCAATGTTCACTGACAGCTTGCCGCGGTCCTTGCCGAAAGAAAGTATGCGGGCAAGGGTGGTCCACGCATAATCCGCTGTGCGAGGCTTGTCCGCCATGCTGTCGCGCCACTTCTTGAGCTCGCCTCGGTAGCGCGGATCCTGGAGCATGAAGAATGGTGCCTTGCCGAACTTCTCTCGAATTAGATCGAGGTACCGGTCATATTCGCGGCGTGTCTTGTCGGCTTTCGATAAGAACTCGGTCGACGCCCTGTATTCGGTGATGAGGGCTCCCAACGTTTCGCTCGGGTCAACGTGGCGATCTTTCGTCGCGTCCGAAAACGCCTTGATCAACATGGGATCGCCCGGCTGCATTGGCTCGCCGCTCTTTGTTTTGAGAAGCGGACCGCCGCGCCAAGCGTAGCAGTAATAGATGGTCTTGCCGCTCGCGAGGGTCTTTTTGACCTTCATCAGCCCTTTGAGCTTAACTCGCATTTTCCCTCATCCATTTCTCATATGGGTCTTCGTTGTCATTGGCTGACAAGCCGCTCAGTTCGTCAAGGCGAGCATCGATCGCCTTTTTGTCCCATCTTCTGGTGCCGGCGATCGGCTGCGGCATCTTGAGAGTGGCCACCCACATCGAGAACGTGGACTCGGCTATGCCAAGATATTCTGCAGCCTCCTTGCGGCCGATGAGGCGAGGAGGGTTGTCATTGGCTGCAGCCTTAGATTTGGATGGCGCGTTCGTAGTGCCTGTCATGTTCGCCTCTCCCTGGCGGCAAATGCAATGCTGACAGACGACGAACATTTTTCGAAAGCGCACGGCCCAGAGAGGTGTAGCCGAAGAATTCCATGTAGTACTGCGATGTTTTCAAACTCACACAATTGATACCTCCGGTCTGGACAGAATAAAGAAATTCGGACAACACTTGCATTTCCAATGGGGGAGCAAGCGAATGGCTGAGTATGTCTTTGAGTTGGGCAAGAACAAAGGAACGCCGTTCCCCGAGCAAACTGGTTTCAGTAAGCTCTCCATGCGGGTTGGCTCGTTTATCGACAAAATCATCATCAACGACCAAGGATTTGGTGGAGATGGTGGCTCATTGACTAAAGACCTCTATATTGACTCCGATGATTACATTTCAATGGTCCTTATAAATCACGGCGCTGTCGTAGATTACCTCCACTTCGAAACTCGCAAGGGCCGTAAGTTGTCCGGTGGCGGCAAGGGAGGAGCTCCCACGACCGTGATCAGAGGGAAATTGTTGGGCATAGCTGGAGAGACTGGCTACTTCATTCCCGGCGCTGGGGCGCCTTTAGTGCTATGCAAAATAAAACTTCGGTTTTTAGACCCGCAGGTGGGCTAGTCGGGCAGTTGTCTGCGAGGAAATCAGGCGATTCCTTCGGTGAATCCCCACCACGAATATGTCTGTCGTCCTCATCTTCTCCTCCCATTATCATTCGCCGCGACGAGAGCACGAAGCTTGAAGCGATGACGCGATTACGACCGTCCTTCCTGCGCTCGTGCCATTTGGCGACCGCCACGAGAATGGTAGTCGGTGCGGTTTCAGATGAAATGTTGGCTACGACTTCAAGACCGTCGCCGGCATACGGGGCAGGGGTGTAGGTAGTGTCGCGTCTTCTGGACATGATTGTCTCCTCGATGTGGTGTGGTGGTGGGTGGTGTTTCAGTTTGGCTCGAATTCTTCGTCCCACGGCCAGCGCATCATGCGATCTAGCCGAGGTACTGGAGTGCCAAGGTGGCGAGCGAGATCGCCCAACGTCTCTTCCTTAGCCTCGCCGTCGACCAGGTTTTCGAAAGCTGAGAGAAGGGCGCGCAACTCTTCAAATGATTTGCTTTCGGCAATCAGACGAGCGCGATGGTCGTTGTCGAAAGTGTATTCGCCGTACTTCTCGATGCAGAAGACGAACTCCTGCATCGCTTCGCCCATGAAGGGCGGCTTAACAGCGGTCGACATCTCAGTAAGCCCAGATGAGCAGAGCCGCGATGAAGAGCGACAGCGCCAGAAAACCGGCGATGTCCTTCATCAGGTCGGCGTGATGCGAGAGAATGATCTGCTGAACGGTGGTCGGCGCGGGCGCCGCTGCCACGCTCATTCGCCGGCCTCAAGCGCCTCGACGCTGCCGACGCGAACGAAGACTTCAAAGATGCCGCCATGCTCTTTGTGCAGGCGCGCGGCTTCGACCAGCGCAGAATCATAGGAGGGGTGTTCGAAGGGCCACATGCAGGGACGAATGCGTCCAGTGCTGTCGCCACGGCGGAATACGAAGTGGCCGCCGCCGACTTCCTCGCCGTTGCGCGGCTTCTTGGGGAAGCGGCGCATGTATTCATATTTCGTCTTGGGCTTGCCGTGCTTCTTGGCCTTGTGGTCCGGGCGCTTCATTGGCTCGTCGGACTGGGCGGCAACGGCGATATCGTCAAACTCTTCGGGACGTGGTCTGTACATGGTGTATCTCCTCTTGTGGTGGCCAGCTTGGTTTGCTGGGTACAAGAGAAGATATAGAACGATACCGGTGCGTCGTCAACCGTTAAAACGGTAAAGCGTTATTTCTGTGCGTAGTCGATTTTGTGGATCGAGACGACGTCATCGCGAGGATATTTGATTTCCATCGGAGGATTGAACTGGCACACGACCAGAAAGCTTGGCTCCCACCGCACAAACTCTTTGATGAAGCCGCGAGGAACGCCATCCTCTTCATTTGGAGCTAGCTGCACGATGATATCGTCGCCACGCGCTATTGGCTTGGGTGGATTTGTCCAGACCGTTTCGCCCGGCTTATACCTCGGGTACATGCTTTCGCCGTCGACATACGTCGCGTAAGCCTCAACGACTCCCGCCAGGTGTGGCGGCCTCCACTCCCAGCCCATGACCTGCCCATTAAACTCAAACTCACCGTCTGACCCTCCTTTTGACCTGCCCAGCACGGGCACGTCACGCTCCCCGGACGGCGGTTTAGGAGCGGCAATAATGCTACCAGTACTGATTTGAGGCGCGGTTGCCTGACGCAGAGCAGGGATCATCCGCTCTGTCTTTTCTGATTCTGTCGTTGCCTCGGCCATAAGGTCGAGAAATTCCGATTCGCGCAGGCCAAGAGACACAGCGAGCTTCTGCCAGTTGCGCATCATCGATATTTTACCCTTCTCCCAATCGGAGACGGTGGTCTGCTGCGCACCAAAAAGGTTGCCGAACGCCTTCTGCGTTAAGCCCATTTCCTTGCGCTTAGACCTTATGATGTCACTCAGCTTTGCCATGCGTACCGGTATAACGGAAAAATTTCGAAAAATAAAACCGGTTTAGAGTTGACACTAAACCGGTAAAGCGGTAGAACCAAAATCAACAGCGGCCAAACAGAAGCCGGCAGGGCAAAAGACCCGAAAGACGAAACTGCAAATGAAAGGGAAATGCGCGTGATGAAAGACTCCGAAAGAAGACGGTCAACGACCCAAGCGATGACCGCGAGAAGAAGATGGGTGCATGAGGCGCCCGAGCGCAGAAGAAGATGGCGGCCAGTGACCGGGCCGCCGTAAGCGCCAGAAACCAACTGGCGATAACAAAATCAATAATGCCAGAAGGGGAGACGACTATGAGAAAGACCGCAAATAATGACTTCGAAAACTTAGCGCCGGTGGAGCATGAAGCTCTGCCGGCGTTGTCGTGCATGCAGCATAAAACGAAAAGGGGCGTAATGAGCCGGCACCACCCGTAACTCCGCCCCTTCTCCGTACTAACACGCCGAGGAGACCTTCGCCGTGAGGCGGGATCAAAGCGCGTGTTCCATATCCGACACCACATCGGACAGACAATTCCTACACAAATTTGTAGGAATTGTCAAGCGCTATAAGGTTTCACCTAATGCCTTATAACGCAACCAACCCGCTACGCCGTAACCACCCGCTCCGAAAGGACGATGACATGAACAGCTTCCACGTTTTTCACCTCAAGCTGCGAACCATCGTAGCGGCCCAGTTGAACAGCGCCGTTGCTCATGCCTTCGAATCGCCCGATCCAAGCAAACCCACCCGAATGCGCAAGCACGTCGTCACCAAGGGCGGGCCAGCGGGAAGGGTCGAGCCAAGCTTTCACGCCAACGTGGAAGACTGGCTCCATCACCTTCGTGTCGATGACGATGGCGTAACGGCCTTCGGGAATGCGTTTGCGGCCGTCGTTGATGGGCTCGAACTTGAACTTGCCAGCCTTGCGGTCGGAGATTTTGCCGTAGGTGCGGGCAACCGTTATAGGCGTGATGGAAGGAGCGGTTTCTGCCGCCTCGCGAGCCATCTCTGCCACGTCATCTTCGGAGACACCCAGGAAGGCGGCAATCGCCGGGAATTGCCTAGGTCTTGGAATGACGCCAGCCTTCCAGGTGCTGTAGGTCTGCTGAGGCACGCCTAGCTCTTCGTACACAGCGCGATCCTTTACGGCTCTCCGCTTCTGTTCTTTCAGTATCGATTGCAGGAGGCGCGACTTAACTTCAGGCATCCATCCACCTTGGTGAAATCTTGACAAATTTGTAAAAATAGTTTAGTTTCATAACCCTGTCGCTTTGTCAACCACAAGGCGACCACCACTCAGAGGAGACGACATGACGCTTATCACCAGCACTATGCTGGCGGATATGCACGCGCGCCGTGAGAACGGCGAGAGCGTCGCAGATATTGCCGCCAGACACAACGTCAAGCCAATGGCCGCATACCAGCGGCTGCGGCGCACATACGGCCTGCAGAAGCAGCGCACCTTCATCCCGGCCAACGACAACAATCCCGACCGCGTGACGCACTTGGCGCCGCACAACGGCGGTTGCTCTACGCTATCCGGCCACATGCCAGTTTCGCTGCCGCGCGTCGCTGCGAACGACAACATCGACGATGCTGACTTGCAGGCCGGGCAGGCAGTCAATGAGTATGCTCTGCGTGGGGTGGCGGCATGACCCGGCAAGAGGACTGCACGTACCTGTATTTCAAGGAGAGCGGGAAGTGGAAATACGAAGGCCGCGGGGTCTTTCCGACGGCTGACGTTTTCACCATCCAGCGCGAGCACATCGTCGCTGAGAACGGCGGCATGCCAGGTATCAGCACTCTTGGTGACGATATGTTTGTAATCATTATCCCTGACGACAATTGCGCTCATCCTTTCGCATATCCACGGATGATCAAGCCGGAGGGTCTCGAATGACCTGCGACTGCGATTTCTTCAATTTCGGCGATCCGGTCCGCAACCGGCAAAACCCTCATCTTACCGGCGTCGTTATCGGCGACCGCAACTGGGGCAGTGAGTATCAGGTGCGCCTTGCTGACGGCGCGACAACGATCTGGTGGCACGGCTTTGAGATCGAGCACGATCCGGATGGCGAGCCGCCTGCAAAAGAGGACGACGACACGAACGTCGTCAAGGTCGACTTCACACAACGGCGCGCGATGACCGCCGAGACAAACACGGAAGGAGCAGCGTGATGGGTGAGCAGAGATTTAAGGTTGGTGACTGGGTTCGCGTCATAGACAATCGCGGTGCGCCGATGGACTATAAGAAGGACGACGTTTGCCAAGTCAGCGCTGTGCGCAAAGACCTCATATATTGCGGTGACGCCGCGATGTTTGCCAAGCGCTTCGAACCCTGGCAGCCGCGCGTCGGCGAGCGGGTGCGGGTTGCGCGGGCCGAACTTCAACACAAGTCCGCAGCCATTGGTCTTGAGTTCACTGTGACCAAAGAGGCCTACAAGGTAGGGAACGGTGTGCAGACATGGGGTGGAGACAACGCGGGTGGCTATGTTTGGCGCGCTGATGAGCTCGAACCGATCCTCGCCCCCGCAACGCCAGAACAGCCCGCCACCCTCAAGATCGAGGCTGGTCGCTTCTACAAGACCCGCGATGGCCGGAAGGTCGGGCCGATGTCACGGTGGTCGCAGACAGTTGAGCATCCGTGGGAGCAGCAAGGCGGCAGCAGCGTATTCACTAAAGGCGGCGACATCTGGCGCGACGACGGCACCAGCGAATATGACGTTCCGCCACTCATCGCTGAATGGATCGACGAGCCTGTGGCGAAGCCCAGCAATGACAACGCCAAGCCGAAGTTCAAGGTTGGCGATCGGGTGAAATGCCTTGAGAGCTATCCTGGACAATTCACTGCCGGAAAGGAATATGTCGTGGCCGCCGATCACTTTGGGCGCGAATACGAGAGCGTGAAGGTCAAGCGCGATGATGGCGGATCGACCGAGAACGGCTGGCTGTCCAAGTTCTTCGAGCTCACCACTCCCACCACCACCGCCATCGTCGCCCTGATCGAAAGCGGCCAGCCCAAGCCATCTTCGACACCGCATGTCCATACCTCCGAAGTCGCAGCGCACAAGGAAGCCACTCGCCTTGCCGCGAAATACAAGGGCAAGAAGTTCGGCGTGTTCACGCTGACGGCGACGCATGAAGAAGCCGCGCCGGTCTATGACCACAAGTGGCAGAATATGGCTGCACTGGGCCTCAAGATCGACGCGATCAAGGAATTGCGGGCTGTTGCGGGTCTTGACCTTCTATCAGCAAAGCGGGCTGTCGAGGCTTTCGAGCAAGCAGCCTAACCAGCGCTAGCGGCTGGCTACCAACCAGCCGCACTTCACCACATCATTGAGGAGACCTTTATGAAGGATGCTTTCGCAATCCTCGGCGCGACGCTGATCACGCTCGTGCCGCTCAGCGCTGTTGTCGCCGCGGTCGCCGCTTGGGTGACGCACGTCTATGTCTGTATTCAGGCAAGTGCGTGGATCCTGCTGGCCTTTGGCTGCGTCGTCGCACCTGTCGGCATCATCCACGGCGTAGGTGTTTGGTTGGGAGCGTTCTGATGACGTCCCCCTGGTACACCGAATCCATCACCGCACCACCGCTCGATCACGTGCCGGTCACGCCAACGCCGCGCAAATACGTTCGTCGTGGCCTGAAGCGCGGTGCAATCGCCGCCGTTACAGCAGCAGCGGCCATAGGCCTGATTACGCTGTTTCCGTTCGCAGTCGTTGCGATTGTCGTGCTTGGCTCCTTCTGGTGGCTGTTTTGCCGTCTGTTCGCGCGCTGATCACTCATTGGCGGTGGCTCATTGTCTTTGCAGCCGCCGCCTACATCGCCGCCATCATTTTCACTGCACCACCACACTGAGGAGGCCTTATGGCTATTTCACTTTCGTCCCTGAAGTCGACGAAGAGAGCGGACCCACCGGTCATCTTGCTCTATGGCGTCGACGGTATCGGCAAAACCAGCCTTGCCGCCGAATTCCCTGACGCGCTCTATCTACCGACAGAAGGCGAGCGCACACCGTCTGACGTTGAACTCGTCACGCCCGGCACCATCGAGAGCTTCGACGAGCTGCTCGACGTCTTCGGCGAACTGCTCACTGAGGAGCACGACCGCAAGACGGTTATTCTCGATAGCCTTGATGGCCTCGAGCCGCTTGTATGGGGCGCAACCTGCCGCCGCATCGGCGTCGCCTCGATCGAGGAGCCTGGCTACGGTCGTGGCTACATTGAAACCGATACAGAATGGAACGAGCTTATGGCGGCAGTTTCCGCCCTTACTCGGCGAGGTATTTGCGTTGTGATGCTGGCCCATCCTGAAATCGTCCGGTTCGACAGCCCTGTCACAGACCCGTACAGCCGGTATCAGCCGAAGCTGCACAAGCGCGCCAACGCCCTTGTTCGCGAGAAGTCGGATATCGTCGCCTTCATGAACTACCGCATCTCCATCAAGGAGAAGGAGGTCGCACGCCAGACGAAGGTCGCTCATGCTGAAGGCGGCAAGGAACGTCAGATCCACCTCGTCGAGGGCGCGGGCTTCAATTCGAAAAATCGATACAGCATGCCGGATTCGATCCCCTACAAAAAAGGCAACGGGTACGTCGAGCTCTCGAAGTACTTTCCGGCGCCCACCGGTGTCTGATGCTCGATGTGGCCAACGACAATCTTCCTGCTTCAAAGGAGAAGGCGAGGGAGATAGGTGCAAGGCATTTCTTCACGGGCCTCCCTTGTAAGAAAGGCCATGTAGCTCGCCGTTACGCCAGCACCGGTCAATGCGCTGATTGCCAGCGAGAACATCGAAGGAAGTGGGCTGCATCAAATCCTGAAAAGGAGCGCGAAAGCAGGATCACCAGCTTGAGGAAGTGGGCGCAGAACAATCCTGACCTAAAACGTGAGTATGCAAGAAGGTCCAACGCCAAGCCGGAAGTCTCAGCGAACAACGTTCGACGAGCCAGGAGGTGGGTAGAGGCTAACCCTGAACGCGCGCAGGAGATCAGGCTTGTTTCAGACCGAAATCGTAGAGCTCTGCGTCGAGGGAGTTCCGGGCAACATACGAAAGAAGACGTAGCGGAAATACTGCGACGACAGAAATACCGATGCGCAGAATGTGGCGCGTCGGTTCGCAAAACCACAGAGCGGCATGTTGACCACATAATGCCGCTCTCGCGTGGAGGATCAAACGGCAAAGAGAACCTCCAGATACTTTGCCCTCGCTGCAATCTTAGGAAGGCAGCAAAGCACCCATTAGACTTCGCTCGCGAGCAAGGGCGACTTCTCTAACCACCACCACACCACCACTGAAGGAGACTACGCATGGCAGGACTTGGTCAAAGATTTGATGCGACCGCACATGACACACAGCAGAACGACTATGCCGAACTTCCAAACGGCATTTACAAGCTCGAGATCGAGGCGAGTGACGTCGGCCCGACGAAGGCGGGCAACGGCACCATCCTCAAGACGACTATGGTTGTTATCGAGCCTGAAAGCCTGAAGGGCCGCAAGCTCTTCACGACCTACAATCTCGAAAACTCCAACCCGCAAGCCCAGGAGATCGGGCAGAAGCAGTTCGCCAGCCTTTGCCGCGCCGTTGGTGTTTCTGCGGTCGAGGACAGTGAAGAGCTCCACTTCCTGGCGTTCACTGCCAAGATCGGCCTTGGCAAGGCGCAGAACGGCTACCCAGCGCGCGCCGAGATTAAGCGCTACTTCTTCGAAGATGAAGGAAACGTCCCAGCCCCGGCTGTCGACGTCAACCAGCCCGCACCACAGCCAGTCGCAGCCAACGACAACCGCCGCACTGCCGCCAGCAATGACAACAAGCCTGCCGCTGCGGCCTCAGGCACGACGCGCCGGCCCTGGGGCAGCAAGTAACCATCGACGCGGGCTGCCTCACCAGCGGCCCGCTACTTCACCATAAGAGGAGATTTTCATGACGAACTATAAGGCGGAAGCCAGAAAGATCACGGAGAAATGCTACCCGATCCCCGGGGCATTCGCTGCCGGCGGAGCGGTGACGAGCGTATTCACCAATCGAGACATCAACGACGTCGACGTCTACTTCAAGAGCCGTGAGGCCTTCGAATATGCTGTCGCGGACGCATACGAGAATGGCTTCTGGTGCGTATCCACGACAAAGCGCGCCGTGACATTTACAGACAATGGCGGCACTCCCATCCAGTTCATGCACTTCGATTTCTTCCCGACAGCGCAGGACATCTTTGACGCTTTCGACTTCACCGTCGTGATGGGCGCACTGGATTTCGACACTGACGAATTCTCGTTCCACGACGACTTCCTGAAACACAACTCTCAACGCTTTCTGCGATTCCATCCTGGCACTCGCTATCCACTGGCGTCAGCGACACGCGTCCTCAAGTATCAGGATCGCGGTTACACGATCGGCAAGGGGGATATCCTCAAGATCGCGCTGGCTGGCCGTAAGGTGAAGATCGACACCTGGGAGGAACTCAAAGATCAGATCGGCGGCGCTTATGGCGAGAAGGTCGTTCTCGGCACGGAAGGCACTCCTTACTCGATCGATGCCGCAATCTCGGCGTTGACCGTTGATGAAGAAGGCAAGGATGCGTGGGTCGCAAACGACAACGAAGAGCAGCCGGGCAGTGCGATTGGTCTGTTCAAGAAAATCGCTGAGCTGAAGGGCGAGCAGTTCGACGAGAACCGGTACGATGAAGGTGAGGATGGCTGCGGATATCCGATTGGCTACGAGCCGCCCAAGAAGCGGTCGCCGTTTTCTTTCGCAGCCTAACCACCACAGACCACGCCTGCCGCTCACCACGGCAGGCACCACCACAAATCACCGAGGAGACATCCATGCACCTTGTCATCCACAAGGAAGACCTGACGCGTGCGCTTGCGGCCACAACGAAGGTCGTCGAGGCAAGATCCACCATTCCCATCCTGTCGAGCGTGCAAGTTGCGGCCGCAGGTGAGGGCCTTGCGATCACCGCAACTGACCTCGACATTATCGCCACCGCAGGCGTGCCTGCTGAGGTCGGCAAGCCAGGCAACATCTGCGTCAGCGCGAAGCTGCTCAACGACATCGCACGCAAGGCAACCGGCGACATCACCATGACACTGGATGGTGACAAGCTTCTGGTGAAGTCCGGACGGTCGCGCTTTTCTCTTGCCACGCTGTCAGCAGGTGACTTCCCAACGCTCGGCGACGACAAGTTCGACGCTGAATTCGAGATCGATCTGGCAGGATTGTTCGCGCCAGTGTCGTTCGCCATTTCGACCGAGGAAACCCGCTATTATCTGAACGGCGTGTTCTTCAAGGGCGGTGGCAAGTCGGAAGCCGTAGCCACCGATGGCCATCGTCTGGGCCGTCACTACGGCCCTGATCTGCCTGCCTTCGAGGGCATTATTGTGCCGCGCAAGACCGTCAGCCTGCTTCCAAAGGGCAAGGTGCAGGTTGCGGTAAGCCAACAGAAAATACGCATCGTGTCGGATGACGTGCGCATTACGTCGAAGCTGATCGACGGCACGTTCCCTGACTACGAGCGCGTTATCCCCAAGAACAACGAGCGTGTCGTTACGGTCGATCGCGATGCGCTGATGAAGGCATCCGACCGCGTGTCGACGGTTTCGTCTGAACGTGGGCGCGCCGTGAAGTTCAGCATCGCACCTGGCAGTATCGCACTTGCTGTGGCCGCAGGCGAGGCGTCGGCGAATGACGAAGTCGAGGCGGAATATAGCGGCGAGCCAATGGATATCGGTTTCAACGCCGCCTATGTCCGCGACGTGCTGAACGTGTTGCCGTCTGGGCCGGTCAAGCTGGCCTTGCAGGATGGCGGCACGCCGGGGCTGATCACGTCGGATGGCTTTGAGGGGCTTACGCTCGTTTGCATGCCTATGAGGGTCTGATGGGCGCCGAGAACCAGAACGGCGGGCTTTGGAGGCCCGCCAACTCCACCGAAGGCGAGGATTTCGAGCGCAACTGGTGCCGCCACTGTCGCAGCGATGAAGGCGAGAACTGGGAAGACGAGTTTGGCAGCAACGTTCCCGGCGTCTGTGTCATCCGGTCGCAAGC